CTTCGTTCTGGGTTTAATATTCATGGCACTACTTCTGGGCGTTTATCAAGTAGTGGAAATCTCAACTATCAAAATATTCCACGAGATAACAAAGACATCAAAAAATTGTTCAAAGCAAGACCAGGATATAAGATAATTCAGTGTGACTTAGGAACTGCAGAAGTATACTATGCAGCTATGTTATCAGGCGATCAGTTTCTTCAAAAAGCTTTTACTGATAAACTAGACTTTCACTCATATGTAGCCAAACAAATGTTTAATCTAGATTGTAGTGTTGATGAGATTAAGAAGATATACCCAGCTCAAAGACAATATGCAAAGGCTATTACTTTTGGTATTATGTATCAAGCAGGTCCTGCAAAAATCGCTGAAACAGTCAATAAGGACGCTAAGTCTGGTGAAGAAATTTCTATTCCACAATCTAAGCAATTCATTAACAAATATTTTTCAGAAGCTAAAGCTCTAAAAAAGTTTATTGATGGGTCTAATGCACAAATTGAGAATCATGCTTTTATTTATTCGTTCTTCGGTCGTAAGCGTAGATTACCAGAGGCAAAATCACCTAATCCTGGAGTTTCTAAGCACGCAATTCGATCCGGGGTTAACTTCTTAGTTCAATCTGTTGCTTCAGACATCAATATTCTAGGCGTAGTTGATCTTATTAAATGGATTGAAGATAATGACTATATTGACGCTATCAAACCTTTCACAGTAGTACACGACTCTATCGTATCTGAGGTTAGAGAAGACTTAGTAGATGATTACATCAAAAATGCACGTAGGTGTATTCAGACAGATCGTGGGCTATCAATTCCAAACTGTCCTATTAAAGTAGACTTTGAGATTGGCCCTAGTTGGGGTGAGCTTGAAGACTTATAAAAATATTAAGTATCCTTTCTTTGGTTTGTATAAAAAACCAGAAAAGATTACTTTTAGTTTAACAAAAATTTTTGTGCATAAAACTCTACACAGTCATCAAGAAACTATAGACGATAAAACTCTTGAAGGAGACTATTTTGCTAGACTACTACAAATAGAAAAAAGATTAGATTTTGATTGTACTTGTAAGAATCTAGCGCAGTTAATTTTTCAAAGACCAAAATGGGGAATGGATGCAGAAGCAAGACCTCATGATATATCTGAAATGTCTTATCATACTTCTTTAAAACTTCCTGTAAAAAAGGTAAGAGAAAATTTTATATGGTTTGATAAGATTTCTTATCCTTTTGAGATACCAACACAAGAAGATTTAGAAATTCCCAAAGATATTTATGGAGTTTTAGTAAGTTTAGAAAATGAATGGTTTCTAAGAGAATTTACTCTGAGTGATAAAGACGTAGGATTAAGAAAGAAAGTGTTATTATGAAAATATTGATATGCGGGCTACCTGGCAGCGGTAAAAGTACACTAGCAGAACCTTTTGCTAATCTTATTGGTGGTGTTTGGATTAATGCTGATGCAGTTAGAAAACAATATGATGACTGGGACTTTAGTGTGAAAGGGAGATTACGTCAAAGTATGCGAATGTGTCATCTAGCAGATGGCGTTGTAATGGCAGGTAAAATAGCAGTGGCAGATTTTGTTTGTCCCACACAGCTCGCTAGAGATTGGTTTAACGCTGACTATACTGTCTGGATGGACACAATCGAAGAAGGACGCTTTGAGGATACTAATAAGATGTTTGAAAAACCTACAGATGTTAACTATCATGTCAACGGCTGGTTTGACGACACACACGCACAACTAGTAAAAGTTGTAACAAACTATATGAAGCGTCAAGATGACATCAAAAATGATCGTCCAGAAGGTTTTACTATGGACAATTTAGAAATAGGAAAAGTAAAGTAATGGCTTTTGATTGGCAAAAACCCACAACACAGATGCTTGGCAGATGGCAGCCCTGGCATGAGGGGCATACAGCTCTTTTTAAACGTGCAATTGAAAAAACTGGTCAAGTTGTTATTATGGTGCGGGAAATGCCTATTGATGAGAATAACCCGTGGGGTTATGAACAAGTTTGGTACGGTATAAGAGATGCTCTTCGAGCAGTAGGGTTTAATTATACAGAACATTATATCGTAATGAAAGTACCTAATATAGTTGATATTACTTACGGAAGAGATGTAGGCTATACAATAACACAAGAGCACTTAGGGGCTGAAATAGAGTCCATATCAGCAACAAAGATTAGAAATGCAAATAAGTAAATTAAAGAACGCAGGAAAAAATGGTTGGTATATCGGTGACTTTGACGCTGCTGTTATTAAGTCAACTGACGTAGAAGTGTGTTATAGCACAATAAAACAAGGATATACTGATCCTCATTACCATACTAAGTGTACTGAGATTCTTCTAGTTACTAAAGGCAAGGGTATTATAAACGGTAAAAAAATAAAAAAAGGTGATATAGTAGTCATTAACCAGGGCGAGATAAATGATCTTATCGCTAAAACAAAAAAATTTACCGCTGTAGGAGTTAAGATTCCTGCAGGAGGGAATGACAAAGTTAGAATATGATAAAGTTAATAGTCACACAAGTTCAACACTATAGCGAAAGTATGTTTCGTTTTCGTACTAATAGGCCTAATTCTTTTCGTTTTACTGCTGGAGAGTTCGTTATGATCAGTTGTAGAGAGGATAGTGTAAAACGTGCTTATAGCATTACAAGCGGTCCGGGAGAAGATTATTTAGAATTTTTAAGTATCAAAGTACCTAACGGACTGCTTACTAGAGAATTAAGTAAGTATGAACCAGGAGACGTATTGTACTTAAATGAACGTACTTCAGGTACGCTTACACTAGCTAATATTGAATTAGGTGGGAATCTGTGGTTACTAGCTACAGGCACAGGAGTTGCACCTTTTATTTCTATTTTAAATGATGGTTATACTTATGATCAGTTTGATCAAATAAACCTAGTATGGAGTGTTCGCAAGTGTGAGGATTTAAGTGTATATAACAAAATGTTAAATTCATTACCTATTAATTTCATACCTGTGGTAACACAAGATAAAAATTGGACAGGACTTAGCAAACGCATAACCACTATGCTTAGTGCTGGTGTGATATTGCCAGAACTAGAACCTAGTAAAAACAAAGTAATGATTTGCGGAAGTATGGATTTTAACACTGATATTAAATCAATGTTATCTGACTGGGGATGGCAAGAAGGAAATAATAAAACAGCAGGAACTTTTGTACAGGAAAAAGCATTTGTCTCAAAGTAAAACTCATGTAAAAAAGATATATTTAGCAGAAAAAATTTACATCAAAAAAGAAGATGTTGTTGATGTTGATCAACTTTTGTCTTTATATACGTATGATAATGGAGATGAGTGGTTATCTACTATATCAGAAGATGATGATTACTATATTGTACCTTCTAACTCATACCATAAACTAACATGGGATGAACTAGAAGATGATCGTAATTTTACTCAAATGGATAAGGAACATAAATTTGCAGGCGAACTTAGGTGGGAACAGCAAGAAGTAGCAGATAAATTCTTATCTAGAGGTAGAGCTCGATCTGGTATATTACAAGCTCCTTGTGGGTGGGGGAAAACTTTTACAGGTTGTGAAATTATTTCTAAAAACAATACTAAAACATTGGTTATGGTTCATACTAAGCTTTTATTTAGACAGTGGATAGAAGAATTAGAACGTCAACTACCTTCAGCTAAAATAGGAAAAGTAGGAGATGGGTTATTTGATATACAAGATATCACGGTGGGTATTTACAAATCTATATACAATAGACGAGATGAATTAGAAAATGCTTTTTCTACAGTCATAGTAGATGAGGCTCACCTTTGTCCTGCAGAAATGTTTTCGACTGCCTTAAATTCTTTAAATGCAAAAGTTAAAATCGGTATCTCTGCAACACCAAAACGTAAAGACGGTAAGCATGTCTTCTTAGCTGACTATTTTTCACCCTATATGGTAGAGGCTCGTGACCCTAGACAACTACAAGACCCAATAGTTCAAGTTAAACGAACAGACTTTAGGTTTCCAGTAATTGACCCCAAAAGAGACTGGTCGCGCCAGCTGAACAAACTTTGCGGCAACAAAGATTACTTGAAAGCTATCGCTAATTTTGCCAAAAGTCAAATAGTCTCTGGTCGTTGTCCTCTTATTTTAGGTGAAAGAGTACAAATGTTAAAAGATTTACAGGAGTTAATTCCTGACAGTATATGTTTAATTGGAGAAACAGATGAATCAACTAGAAAAGATGTTCTTTCGGGGGTTGGAGGAAAGTATAAAGCAGTCTTATCAACAAAACTTTTTGATGAAGGGATTAGTTGTCATAGGCTCGATACATTGTATCTTACTTGTCCTTCTAATAATCCTATTAAGCTTGAACAGCGAGTTGGTCGTATCATTCGTGAACACCCTGACAAGCAAGTCCCTATGATTGTAGATTGGTGGTTATCTGGCGGTATAGTTGCTAGACAACAAACTAAACGTCTTGAATGGTATAAACAACGTGGATATTATATACTTTAACTGGTATGAATTAGTAGCAAAGGCAAGAAAAGATCAAGCGGCAATTCTTGTCTTGGCATTTGCACAAACTAAATTGTATAATGCTAGAACAACTAAGGGATTAATGAAAGCACTGAATATAAACCATATTCCGCTGTTTTTATTTACTACTGGCTTATTGGAGCAGAAAAAAGATAGGCTAGTTTGCAACTACAAAACACTTGAACCAATGAGTTATTTTACTAACCCATGGTTTTTAACACATAATGTAGCTATTAGTAAAAAGATAGAATACTTACAGCTACTTTCTATGCGTAGAATTAGCGAAGCTCAAGACTATATCGCTAAAAGCTACGTAAAGAAAGAAATACAAAGTCCTTATATAACTATAAAAGGCGATAAAATTTATTTTTTACCAGAGTCCTCGGTTTCGAGGAAATCCTACACTTAAGAACCAACGTTCAACAAAGGAGAAACAAAATGGTCGCATGGGATCAAGCCAAAGGTAAGCAAACCTCTGGCAATCAACAACGCAGAGAAATCCAAAGACTTACTATGGGTATCGGAGATACTAAAGTAAGATTAATTGGAGATGTCATGCCCCGTTACTGCTACTGGGTAGTAACAAAAGAAGGTAAGAAGATGCCTGTAGAATGTCTTCAATTTAGTCGTGAAACTGAATCTTTTGATAATTCAGCTGCTGACCCTTTCAAAGAACTTGACGAAGCTATCTATTCAGATAAACCTCAGTTCTCTTACGTTTGTAATGTGATTGATCGTTCAGACGGACAAATTAAATTATTTGACCTTCGTGCTACAATCTATTCTCAAATCGTAGACTATGCAACAAATCCTGATTATGGAAACCCTGCAGATGCTGCTAACGGTTATGATATTACTATCAAAAAAGAAAAGACAGGACCTCTTCCGCAAAACGTAAAATATTCAATTATTCCAGCACGTAATAACGCACCGCTCACAGATGCAGAAAAAGANCTTGAGTTATTTGAATTAAATAAAATTTACAAGCGTCAAACTTATGANGAGCAAAAAGAATGGTTACTTCAAAACACCGCCTATTTCGCTGGAGATGTTTCTGACGAATTTAAACCTGTAGAAGATGTGGATGATCTAGCATAATGAAAAAATCCTTAGCAGACATGAAACCTGCTGACGGTAAAGAAGCACCGAAGGAGCGTTCTTTCGGTGCTTTCAAAGCTGTTGAAGGTAATCAAGCAACAATTGACTTAGAAAAATTAAGAGAACACAATATTTTCTTTGCTACCCCTTGTTATGGAGGTATGTTAACAGATCAGTATTTCTTATCAATGTTTCGTGCTTCTCAAACTCTAATGAGGCATGGGATCAATTTTAGAGTAACGACCTTACGAAACGAATCGCTAGTAACTCGTGCAAGAAATATTCTTACTGCAATGTTTCTAGAATCAGACTGTACACATCTGCTGTTTATTGATTCAGATATTGAGTTTGATGCAGATTCTATACTAAGAGCATTAGCATATGACAAACCAATTATGGCTGCTGCTTATCCTAAAAAAGCACTTCCTGTTCAATATGCTATCAATTTTAAATTTCAAGATATTGAAAATAAACAAGTTCGTGTAGAAAATGGTGCTGTAGAAGTGCTTGATGCTTCAACGGGGTTTTTCTTAGTAAAACGTGAAGTATTTGAGAAGATGATGCAAGCATATCCTGAACTACATTATCGTAATGATTCAAATATAGATGAAAAGTTTAATAAATACTGTTACGCTTTATTTGACACGTGGTTAGATCCTGATGATAATCGTTATCTATCAGAAGACTATACTTTTTGTCGTAGATGGCAAAAACTTGGTGGAGAAATATGGTTAGATCCAAACACTAAGCTAAACCACGTAGGAAGCTATACTTTTGAAGGTGATGTAGGAAAGATTATTGGAAGAGGTTAAAACATACCAGCTTGAACCCATCACTGGGGATAAGCGTCAGGAATGTCTAAATAAAATCATCATCAGAAAAGAAGTTTTTGATGATGAGTACCACTGGCCTACCCTTTGTAGAATCTTAGATGCAAATAAACATTTATTTAAGAATGAATACTTTATGAAGTCCCAAACTATTAAAGAGTTTGCAGGAAGAACTATCCCGTTTAAATTATTAGATTCTCAAAATGAAATTAGGTTTACTTTTAAATCATACATGAATATATGTAGATTTCTAGGACAACACCTTATTCACGAATATACTAAAGAGTTACATTTTCCAGATAATACAGAGTTAACTCGTTGGGAAACAGGTAGGGAAATGACAGCACACTCCGACAATTCTTGGCCTGACGGAGATAAAACTAACCATCCAACCTCGTTTAGAACTTGGTCTGGTATATACTATATCAATGATATATATGAGGGTGGGGAGATATACTTTCCTAGATTAGATTGGTCCTATAGGCCTGTAGCAAATACTCTTTTGCTATTTCCTTCTAATGATGACTTTGTACACGGTGTTACGAAAGTAACTAAAGGTGAGAGATATACTTTTGCTATGTGGTATACACAAGATTTTCAGTATTTAGAGATATAATGGGTAAAAGTCACATTTGGTATATTAAGTATTTTAGTGCTTGTACTATTTTAATAGCCATGGTAATGCATGTTTCTGGGTTTACTCCTTGGAACTCGATTACTCAAATGGTAGGTGCAGCAGGGTGGATTTATGTAGGACATCGTTGGAATGAAAAGTCTATAATTCTAAACTTTGCTCCACAGTTTCTGATTATTATACCAATGTTAGCATGGATTTACTGGGTACAAAATTAAGACACAGGAGTGACGTGACGCTAAGGCAACTCCGTTGCCACGGCTGCGTCTCTCCGAG